GTGTTGAAATTGCCATATTGCTCCTTTATTTACCGAGGATTAGTTACCTAGGTTTGCTATCTCCCCTGTGTTTTTGATTCTTAAAGGTATGTAAATAAATTCAACCGATTTAACTGGTTCAATTGCAATATCCACATACAATTCATTTCTATCAATTCTAGTTGCTGTGTTGTTAGTCTCGTCACAAACTACTAAGAAATCGTATAGTGCTCTTTGTCCAAGTAATTCTAATAAGAAAGACTCGATCGATCCTTTAATTTCATTTCTAGTCAATTCATCATTTGGTTCAAAAATGAAAGGTTTGGCAAGTTTATCAAGTTGTGATCTTAGATAAACTGTTAATCTAGAAACGTTAATTCTATCTAAAGCAGACGAACTAGATGTTTTAGTTAAGTTACCAAAGTTTACTATTCCTGTTCCTGAAAAGAATGTAATTGGATTAATTTTTGCAGTAAACATTGAATCTCTAACAGATTCTGTCAACGAGATTGTTTCAAATTCTCCCGATGCTGAGTTAATGTATCCTACTGCTGTTGCATTGTCGATGATACCACGTCTTGTACCTGCTGGTGCAAACCATGGAAACGCAACATTATCATTATTTGCCAATGTTCTCAAAATCATATGAGATGGTGGTACAACGATTGATGATCCATTGTTAGATGTAGTTCTTCCTGAAGGATAAAATACTCCTAAATAATCCGAACTTGATACAAGACCATCTTCACCGTTATCTGATGCTACTGCTGTGTTGTTAGCCCAATTTGAAATAGCAGTTGATGTTCCTGCTAATCTCATCGGAGTATCACCTACGATAAATGCTGTATTATTTCTGTCAGTATTTAGATTAATCATTTCTGAAATAACTTCAGGATATCCCGGACAAGCAATAACATTGAATCCTCTTTGATCTTCTCTGATTGCTTGGTTAGTGTTAATCTCTGATTTTATTTGTTCAGTAATTACTTTTCTAACTGCTTTTCTTCCAAATGTTCCAGAACCGTTGGCACTGTTAGTCGATTTAGTAACCCATCTGTCTTTGAAATAACCAGAAACTGATTCGTTGCTGTTATATCTGATGTTACCTTTACCTGAAGATCCTGATCCAGGATATTTTGCAGTTGTAATATGATTGTTTTTGTATTCTTTAACATTGTATCCAGATCTTCTTGTGTTAAACAATAAGATACCTTGAGGATATAATGATGGATTTGGTGCATCTGGATCTAAGAAGTTATCACTTAAAAGATCTTTGATCGAACTATCAGATGGTGCACCACCTGTTGATGATGAGTCTGATTTAGTTGCCGCTGTGTTTGATCTGGCATCAGCAAACACTATACCATCACCAGTAGTTTGATCTGAGTTATCAATTAATACAAAAGCATTTCCGTCTGCTGTTGATTGATATCTATAAATTCTTGGATAGTTTTCTAAGTCGCTAGTATCAATCCACATATCACCAATTTTTAATGCTGTCGCATCTGATTGTGTAGTTGGTTCTGATGCTGAGAAGATCGGACCATTTGGATCTGTTTGTTGTGCCGCATCTGCATTGTAATATGGAGACGTGCTGTCCAAGTAGCCAACCCATGTTGTTCCGTTGTGAACCATGATATCTGCTTCTAAGTTTGTGTTGTACCATAATGTACCATCTGCTGGCTCGTTTGTCGGAGCCGATGTTGATGCAACATATGATAAACGTTTCCAATTTGAAGCAACTACCATTGCTGGTTGTGTTGAATCTTCAGTGTAACCTGCCGGAGCATCGTATAAATTATCAACTAGTGTTGATGAATTTGCTGTGTATGTTCCATATGCGTGTCCATTAGCAACACCAAAACCTGCATCATCTAGAGCAGTTCCTGTTATTTGCCACATTCTAAATTCGCCGCCAAGTGCGTGTGTCATTTTGATTGCACCAGTTGAAAGTTTTTCTGCTGAAATGTTAGTTAATCCAGCACCATTTACCGCCGAAACAAAATCGTCTGCACTAGTTCCACCTAGACTGACCACAGTTGAACCGTCCCAGCCTGCTAGAGAACCCGATGCTTTTCTTGATTCTTGTATTGCAAAAGTGTTTCCGCTAGTGAATGATGGTGTTGTATTATTAGAAGTAATTGTTGTTGCTCCACCTTCGTATCTAAAAATTTGGAAGTCTTGTAATTTTGGAGTTACATCAAATGCACCCAATGTTGATTGTTCGCCTACATTGTATTGTGTGTAAAGTGTTCCTGCTGAAATGCCAGTTCCGCCATTTATAGGATCAAGTCCATAAATCGCCGCGTGGTTATTTGCATAAAGAGGAGCATCAACTACTGACCAAGAATCTGATGCACTGTTGTAAAGTTTTACACTTACGTCAGCACCAGAGTTTGGAGTGGTAGTCTTAAACCAAACAGAACCAGTTGGAATGTTACCTGCTGTTTTCCATTGTGGAATAGATGTGTGTGGAGACTGTACAAATGATGCATTCGCACCAATGGCTGTGCTCCAAGCACTAGATCCAATTTGCACCCAAGCATTGCCGGATGTTTTATAATAAGTTTTGTTAGTTACATGAGTTGTATTAATTGCATAAGAACCGATTGTACCAATTGATGTTTTTGGTGCACCTGTTGAAACTCCGCCAACTAAATCATCAACTGATGTTATGTAGATTGGAGAGATTGCTGTAAAAGTTGAGTTTGTTTTATTCCACTCAAATAAACCAGGGACATTTGATGTTAGGTCGAACCAATATGTTCCGTTGTTTGGTTTAGATGTTGGTGCTGTTGCAGAACCGATAAGTTCTGATAAATTTACGTTTGCTCTTAATACAAATGCTCTGTTGGCCACTCCTAAAAATGAATAAGCGGCTTGTAATCCGTATTCATTTATTTCGTAACCGTTTAATGCATTTCCTGATGAATCACTATAAAATTTTGGATCACCAAATGTTTCTGTTAATTCTCTTTGTGACGATACTAGGTAAACTGTGTTTGCGTTGGCAGTTTGTGTTCCAACCGCAGTACTAGTTCCTGCTCCATTTAATTTGTCTTGTGCTGTCGCTACTATTAATAGTGGAGTTGTACCCGCATCTGCTGGTACGTAAAAACTTTCATTTATAACTGAAACTTCTACTCCTGGTGATGTTAATGCCATATTTTGTTCTCCTTGCAAGTGTAACTGAATGTATTTATTGGTTTTTAGTTAAAAACGTTTAAAACTACACGAAATAAAGGTACCTATATAGGGAACGTAAATATACAATATGAAACGTCCACTTTGTAAAACCTGTAATATCAAACCCAGATCATACGGCTACAGAAAAGGTACTAAAATATATTGGAGATCTGAGTGTGATAGTTGTATACGTAAAAAAAAGAATTTAAAAACTGATAAATTTACCAAGTGGCAATTAGCAGGATACACTAAAAAAAGAAGGTGTGAGTTATGTGGATTTAAGGCATCAGTTAAAGAGCAACTTGATGTGTATCATGTGGACGGAAACCTAAATAATGTATCTGAGTACAATTTAAAGACTATATGTGCCAATTGTCAGCGTTTAAAGAGTACCCAAGAATTGGGATGGTCTATCGGTGATCTCGAAGTAGATCATTAGTGGCATCTACTATTTCTTTAATAGTGAATCTTCCCTGCCTTCGATTAATGCTATTAATTAAATTATCCACATTATCATTTAATTCTTCTAGGGTTCCGGAATTATCAATAACATGATCAAAAGATTCGTCAATCCAGTCCCACTCGGATCGATGTATACCGTTAGACTTCATTTCTTCCTTGGTAGGTAGTTTTCCCCTTTTTACTAAAATTATTTTTCCGCCGTTTTTTTTGATTGTTCTTATTTCATTAATGAATCTAGTATCAGAAATAACAGTGGCATTTCCTTTGTATCTGGCCATACAACTATCGACCCATATAGTATCTAACATATGTCCTCTACATACTTCAGTACCAAAATATTGTAAAATTTCTCTAGGTGTTGTTTCTTTATTAAATTTCTCACTCCAAAAGTGATCGGGTTTCTCCCTCCATGCTCGAGATTCTTTTGTATCTCCTTCGAGCATTTTTCTATCCCACCCGAATATGTTAGAAACAGCATCTTTTAATGATTTTGCAAAAGAATCTCTCACAAAATCGTGATGAGTGACCATCCTATTTGCCACTGTATCTTTACCAGAACCTATTAGGCCAACTAAACCAATTAACATAAAAACTATATTAACAGTTTTTTATTCTTTTTTCAAGTTCTTTTTTTATTTCTGTCACTGCTGATAACATATGACGAGTGATTTTCCAGTTTGGTCCTGCTTTTAACAAGATTTCAAATCCAATAGTAAGTTGTTTGAGTTGTCTGAACGACAATGATGATAGTTTTGAAAAGTTTTTATTTTTTGCCATAATTATGTGCCTTTCTTTGCCTGATATTTGAATGTATTTAACTGTTGATACAAAGAAATTATCTGATAATATTAGCCTATGACAAAACTATAAGGTGAGCCACCTTCTTGATAATTGTTTATTTCTTGATCTAATTTTTCCATTTCAGCAACACCTTCTTGTTTAAGTGCGTCACCGTTTAAAGTTGTTCCGCCTTGTGGACCTGCGATAGTATTAAATTTACCTCTTGCTTCTCCGAGCATGGTCTTGCATATTGCCAATGTATAATCTCTAATCCATGGTTTAGAATAGATATCTTTGAATAGTGTAATATCTGGTCTATAATTATCTGTGTGCAGAGCAACAGTTTCGTCGTTGTTTCTAGGTCTTTGAGTAATTGTTAATGTTTTTGTTGCCACATCATAATGATGTTGAATAAATGAGCCAAACATTTTTCCTACTAACTCTTGATAACTCGCAAAGGCATAGTAAGTCGCAAGTCCCCCGGCCGCTCCTGCCTTTAGAAGATATGTGTTTGTGTATGCAAGGTTGAATGGTTCGAACAATGTACCGCCTTGACCGCCCTCGGTTCTAGATCCAACCGAACGTCTCATGATCTGTCTCACATTAATAATTTCGTCTGGTAATACATATTTGTTTTGATCTTTTTTTAGTGTCAAAAAAGCATAAGATTCTTCCACAGCATTTGACGATCGTTGTCTATACCTGTTTATGGCTCTTTCGAGTGCTATTTCATAGTGTTTTGGGTCTAATTCCACCTCAATCATGCCATCACCTAATAAGGTTTTGACATAATCAAATATTTCTTGTTGACCGTTTTGTAGTTCTGACATATACGTATTTACCGTAGAGTCAATAAACAATAAATATGTATGATATGCCGAGACTATCTATATACAAGCCAGAAAAAGGCAACGATTACAAGTTTTTTGACCGAAATATACGTGAAATGTTTACGGTTGGAGGTACCGACATATATCTACACAAATATCTAGGTACAAAAAATCCCACAGAAAACGATGCGACTGCAGATGTAAAACAGTACGATGTTTTGAGTGAAACCAATATTGAAGACTTACTATTTTTAGAAAACAGAAATAGAAAATATTCAGAAGACGTTTATATAGTGAGAGGCATTTACAATGTACAAGACGTTGATTTTAACTTATCACAATTTGGAATGTTCCTACAAAACGACACTGTTTTTATGACTGTGCATCTCAACGATATTGTGGAACGAATTGGAAGAAAACCAATGGCAGGTGATGTTATAGAATTACCTCATATGAAGGACGATTTCCCACTTCAAAATAACTCATATGCAGATCAAATAGCGATCGCACTTAAAAGATTTTACGTTATTGAAGATGTTAATAGAGCCGCTGAAGGATTTTCGCAAACTTGGTGGCCTCATCTATTGAGATTAAAATTGAAAACCATTGTTGATTCGCAAGAATACAAAGAAATACTTGACAAGAAAGTTGAAGGTACTGATAACAAACTCTCAAAATACATGAGTACATATCAGAAAGAATTAGAAATCAATGAAGCGGTGGTCGCCCAGGCTGAGGCAGATGCTCCGAAGGCCGGCTTTAACTACAAACAATATTATGTTGCACCGATAGACGAACGAGGTAATATAAGAACAGATAGCGTCAATTCCTCTTCTAATGTTAACAATGTCAATAAAACAACAAATGCAGTTATTGATACTCCAGCATCCGGACACTATGGATTTTATTATAATGGCGACGGTGTTCCGCCTAATGGATTTGAAATGACAAGTGGTATTAAATTTCCAGTTGAAAATGTAGCAAAAGGTGATTATTGTTTACGTTTGGACTATTTGCCTAACAGATTATTTAGATTTGATGGCACAAGATGGGTGAAAGTAGAAGACAGTGTGCGTATGACAACTACAAATAATAATGCAAGGAACACATTTAAAACTGCCTTTGCAAACAACACTGCTTATACATACAATCGAGGAGTTGGTTCTGATTTTGTCAACTTACTCAAAGACGACACCGCAATTTATACAAATATAGATTGGGATTCTGATTCATCTAATGCCAATTATATTGTTTTAAGATATGAAGGTTTAGAAATTCCCTATGCCACAGCAACATATACGTCAATGCTTTCTAGTTACATAGATTCGACAAGCACAACAAAAGTTAAAATTAGTCTTCCGGTAATAAACAGTGTACAAGAAAAAATATCTTACAGTGGTTTATGGAGTGTTAGGCTTTATAACAACAGAGTCAAACAAAATCAAAGTTTAACCGGTGCTTTGACACCACAGGCGGACAATTAAGATGTTACATTTTTATGATGGTCAGATAAGAAAATTTCTTACTCAATTTGTGAGAATTTTAAGTAATTTTTCAATTGACATGGGCAAAGATGGTGCCGGAAATCAAATTTTAAGACAGGTACCTGTGTCTTATGGAGACATCACCAGACAGGTTGCAAATATTCTAAAAAACAATTCGGAAAACACATTGGTATCAGCACCTAAAATTTCTGCGTACATCACAGGACTCGAATATGACAGAGAAAGAATGCAGAATCCCTATCATATCGAAAAACAACATCTACAAGAAAGAGATATCGGTGCAGATGGAAATTATACCTCTACTTTAGGCCAAGGATATACTGTTCATAAAGCGATGCCTTCGCCTTTTAGACTGAATGTAGCGGCTGATATTTTTACCACAAACACAGATATGAAATTACAGATAATGGAACAGATTTTATATCTGTTCAATCCAGATTTTGAAATACAAAAATCTGACAACTATATCGATTGGACCAGTTTGAGTTATGTAGAATTAGTTGGTACTACTTTTTCATCCAGAACAATTCCAGTTGGAACGGAATCAGAAATTGATGTCGCACAAATGACATTTTCTATGCCAATTTGGTTATCTCCTCCTGTTAAAGTTTCTAAATTAGGAGTGGTACAAAAAATAATAATGAGTATGTATGACGATAACGGAGGAATCAACAAAGGATTGATCGACGGAACACTATTGACAAAAAGTTATATTACCCCAAATAATTTTAAACTATTGGTGAGAGGTAATCAATTGAGTCTGCTTGGGTCAACAGGTACTAGCGTATCATCGGGCGGCGACGGATTTTATACAGGTGCAAGAGCAAACGAGTTAGATCCTTTTACAACATTTGGTCCTGCAATTAACTGGAACGTCTTGCTAAATCAATATGGAAAAATAACAAATGGCATAACACAAATTAAACTTACTCAGGAAAACGGTAATGAAGTGTGTGGTACTATATCTACATCGTCTTTAGATGATACCATCTTGATTTTTAATATCGACACAGATACTATTCCTGCTAACACAATACCATCGGTCAACAAAATTATCAATCCATTAACTTTTGATCCCACAGATCCTCCGGTAGATGGCACAAGATATTTGATCACAGACGAGATCGGAGACAGCACCGATTATTGGAAAGGTGGTCTCAACGCCTCGGTTAATGATATCATACAATATGATAGTGCCACAGATAGATGGTCTATTGTATGGGACGCTTCTGCTTTTGATTCCACAGTTGAATATGTTACCAATCTAAACACAGGCATACAATACAAATTCAATGGTATTGCTTGGGTAAAAAGTTATGAAGGAATTTATCTTGGCGGCAAGTGGACCATTGTGTTATAATATAAATTATGCAAGATAATATTGTATGTTCTGGTGCATTATTTTATGCCGTCAACACCAAACGTTTTTTATTTTTACAAAGAAACGATAGTAAAACCAAAGGACAATGGGGACTTGTTGGTGGTAGAGCCAAATCTTATGAAATGGTTTTTGAGGGGTTAAAAAGAGAAATTGAGGAAGAAGTCGGAGCATTACCTCAATTCAAAAAAGTCATACCCCTGGAATTATTCACCTCGAACGATCAGAAATTTTTCTTTAATACATTCGTGATAGCCATAGCAGATGAGTTTTTACCAAAACTTAATCACGAACACAACTCCTATGCCTGGTGTGCTTTTGAATACTGGCCAAAGAATCTTCATGCGGGTCTAAGAAACACCTTGAACAACAAAGCAATCAAAGGTAAATTACAAACAATTTTAGACCTTATTGTTTAAAACAATAAATAGATTGTATGATTAATTTTATCAAAAAAATGTTAGATAGATCTGTACAAAATATCATGAGTTTTGAGGATAATCGTTCTTCTAATAAAAAGAAAAAGAAAAAGAAAAAAAAGAAAAGCACTCGATACGGCAAGTGGGAAGGAAATTTATAATGCCAACAAAAGCACCAAAGTTGGGAGATCCAACAGATTTCAGTTACAGAGTTAAAAGAGTCACAAAAGTTGTGGACGGAGATACTATTGACGTAGTGTTAGACATGGGTTTTGATATATTGTTTGCTCAAAGAGTTAGACTATTTGGCATAGATACTCCAGAATCAAGGACCAGAGACAAAGAAGAAAAGAAATACGGTTTAAAATCCAAAAAATTTTTACAAGAACAAATTAAAAAAGCAAAAAAAATTACAATTAAAACTTACAAAAGTTCTGAAACAGGTAAATTTGGTCGAATACTTGGCGACGTGTGGTGTGACGGTAAATCAGTCAACCAACTAATGTGTGATGTGGGACACGCAGTTCCTTATTACGGTCAAAATAAATCGCTTGTGGAACAAGCACATCTAGAAAATAGAAAAAGAGTCTAAAAAGAACATTTCAATTGACCGCCCGGTTGAGCATTTTCAATACTGTCTTTTATTAGTTCCGTGGGTGATTGATTACTTGTTTTTTCTTTATCTGATTGTTCAGAAGATACTTCTTTTTTTTGTTCGATACTAACTGTGGGAGAAACTCGGCAGTCGTTTACTCCTGTACATCCTACAAAGGTTATAAACAACGCGATCAATAAAAACTGTTTCATGAAATGAAAAGTATACTGCTGGGCAGGACCCAGCAGTATTTTACTGATTATTTGTTAGACACTCCGTTAAAAAAAGCACTAGAAAGTTTTTGTACATCCTCTTGGTACTTTTTCCAATTAGATTGGATATTTTCAGGTTTCCACGCATTCTGAACGTTTTCATTAAACTTCTTCACGCCTTCCATCAACATCTGGGTGTTTTCTGCCACAGA